CGATAGTAGACCGCACCATTCGGGAGCATGATGTGAAATAATAAGGCGCGTCCTGTAATACTTGCGATCCCAAAGACCACACAGTCTTGCTCACCTTTTTTAGACATGTCCATGTCATAGAGATACTCAGTCCTAATTTTGCAATAAATAGGTGGAATATTTGCGTTAAGATATGCCATGCTTTACTTCTCCAATTTGTATAAATTATCATCCAAAAATATCTCCCCAGTTTTCACCAGATTCATAATCAACTTTATTTGGAACTTCTAGTTTAACAGCATTTTCCATAATCTCAACAATCTTATTTGCATGTTCTGGAGACTCAACAGATAAATCTAACTCATCATGAATTTGTATATGTGCTACAATTCCTTCTTTATACAGATCTAACATTGCTTTTTTTGTCATGTCCGCTGCAGATCCTTGAATAAGTTTATTTAAAGCTTTGTAAGTATAAGCTCTCTTGATCCCTGGTCCGTGTTCCCTGAGCGCATCTTCGTGAGTCATGGCTTTGTGCATCCCGAACATATTTGGCTCCCACAAATGAAAACGGCATAATCTTCCAAGAAGCGTTCGTATTTGACCACGTTCTTGTGCACGATTAGAGGCCGCATTCATCAGTTGTTTAACGAAAGGAACTTTTGCATGATATTGTTCAAATAACTCAGCTGCTTTTTCTTTAGTCACACCAAGTTCAGCTTGTAACTTAGCTTTTCCCATACCATAAAACAAACCAAGGTTAATAGTTTTAGCTTGTGTTCTTGGAATCTTTGCCATGTCTGCAACAGTTTGGTGAAAGTCTGTATCACTATTTTCATTATAAGCATCAACAACATCGTAAACCGAAGGAAATTTATATAAAGCTGCGTAGTGTGCCACGAGCCTTGGTTCTTGTTGCGAGTAGTCAAAACAACCCCAAGTACAGTCCTGCTCAGGCAAAAACAAAGACCGGATTAGGGGACCAAGATCCTTGTTTCTAGCAGGTAGTTGCTGTAGGTTAGGGTTGTTGTAACTAAAACGCCCTGTCACGGTTCCGCCTTGATCAGAACGAATCTGGTTAATTTCAGCATGAATACGACCTTTATGTTCATAGTTAATAATGGTGTCTATAAAAGTTGTATGTGCCTTGTTAATTTCTCTCGCTTTTGCTATCATCTGTACAACAGGATGTTTATGTTCTTGAAGAAAATTTTTTGTAAAGGATGGTGCTTTTGATTTTTCGGTTACTGAATACTCTAAAGAAAGTTTATCAAACACTTTCGCAATCGATCGTGCAGCCCATATTTGGGGCTCTATTCCTGTTTCTTTTTTTACTTGCAGCATTAACTCTTCTTCTTGTGAAACTAGCTGTTGTTTCAACTTATGAGCTCTTTCGGAATCAACCCGAACGCCCTTAAATCTCATATCAATTAAACAAGGAAATAAATCTGTTTCTAAATTAAATATCGATTCTATATCTTGATGAATAATTTCTTTTTTAAAACATTGCCATAATTCTAAAGTAAGTTCTGCATCTTTTTCTGCATACGATCCAACAAACATAGGTGGCAATTTCCACATGTCAGCTTTTGGATCCAGTCCTCTTGACTTTGCTTCTTCAACCAAAGCTCCTTCGTTTTTACCTTGTCCTAAATATTCCCAAGACAATGCATTTAATGTATAAGCATATCTATTCTCATCAATCAAACTTGCTGCAATCATAGTATCTACAATAATTCCATTAATTGAAATGCCCATTGATCTTATCCAACAAACGTCGTACATTGCGTTATGAAAAATTTTTATAGCGTCTGTAGACATAGTATCTTTAAACCATGCTAGGACACGTTGTTTGTTCATATTCGAACCCGAACCATGTGCGATTGGAAAATAAAATTTTCTTCCAGGTACAGCTACTGCGATTCCTACCACTTCACCATTACCAATCACAGATCCCGATCCTTTTTTTCTAAGATCTGGATCTCTTGTTTCTAAGTCAATAGCAATTTCATCGTATGATCTTAGATCAGGAAGTTCTTCCGGTTCAATCCATTCTGTTTGTGCTTCAAAGATAGGTACTTTCATTTATCCCAATTCTTTCTCATTCTCTCTATTTCTAATTCACAATAATGAATAATTTTATTTAGATCCTGTATCTCACCTTTTTTCTGATATCTCACAACGTATTTAATAACGTTCCCTTGAAAAAAATTAAGATTGTTTTCCATGATAAAATGAAAAGGTTGAATGTTTAATTTATAATGCTCTCCTCCAATTTGATTCATGGATGGAAATATCCTGTCTAAGTCTTGTTTTGTTGTCATAGTTGATAACCGTTCCTTTCTATTTTTGCTAAATGCAAATATAAGTTTTTCTTTGCGCGAGTGACACCTACGTACCAAACACGATGTTCTTCATCTCTTTTATTCTGATTATCTAACACAGCTCGTCTTATTTTTCTAGCATTATCCAAAATTAAAATAACATTATCTTCTTCACCACCCTTGGCTGCATGGATTGTAGACAAACGAATTCTTGCTGGAAAAGATAGTTTTTCACCATTAGACAACATGTGTCGGATATATTGCACCTGGTCATAGGGTGCATTCACAAAAGCTTCATACCAGGGTCTATAATCTGGTTTCACACCATTTGTAAATTCTTGAATGTCTTTCATTTCTGCATCAGTTAAATTTAAATTTCTGCTGTAATTTAATGCAGCATTATATATTTTAACGGTAAAGCTTTTACCTTTTTTAGTTTGATAAAAAATTCCTTTTTCTTTTAATAGTTCCATAATGTCCTTGAGCCGTGATCCGGTACGCGCGAGTATCAACCAGTTACCTTCATGTAAGTTGACCTGACCAATATCAAAAATCTTTTGTACATAACCCTCTTCTTCTTTCGGTCTATATTTTTTTTCTTTTCGTACACCTTCAATACGATTTAAAATAATCTCAGATATTTCTTGTATGGCAAAAGGTACACGACGTGATTGATCTAATATAATTTCTTCGTCTGCAGGTTCCTCAACAAATCGTGCAACATCAGCACCGGCCCAGGTATAGATTGCTTGATCATCGTCCCCTGCTAAATAAATATGTCTTGCTTTCTTTTTTAAAACTTCAAACATTTTCCATTGGATAGGTGATAGATCCTGTGCTTCATCAATAAAGATCACATCAAACTCAGGACATTTTTCTTCCTGGGCTACAAAGTTATGGATCATATCATTAAAATCAATTAAACTATTTTTCTTTTTATATTCATCTAGATTTATAGCAATGTGTTGTAGTAATTCAAAATCAATATCTTCATGTGGGTAGTCTCCGCTTTCATATTCTTCTGCAAAAGAAATATTTTTGTTTCGTGCTCGTCCGAGTAATTGAAAATATAAATTATCAGAAGTTAAATAAAAAGTTTCTGTATCATTAAATTTATCTTGATGGTGGACTCTAACATTTAACATCTTACCTAGGTCATCATAGTGATAAGGTTGCATGATATTATCTTCAGATAAACCTAAACTATGAAATGCTAAAGAGTGTAAAGTTTGAAAGTATGGTAATTGTTTTGGTTCGTATGGCATACGATCTTTTGCTTCGTTTGCAGCTTTACGTGTAAAAGCAAAATACCCTATGCGGTGCAAGGGTATGTTGTGATCGGTAATATATTCTTTTGCAATGTTAAGAAGATGGGTGGTCTTACCTGTACCAGGTGGACCAAAGACTTTAAAGATCATAGAATATCCTCTCTATCTTGCATCTCCAATATTTCTTCTGGTGCAGTTTCTGATTTAAAATCTTCGACTGTTAATTCTACACAACCCATAACTTGTGGATTGCTTTCTTTTTGTGAATCTTTTTTAGGAAATCTTGGCTTCTTACCAAACTCAGCTTTAAACCATGTCTCCATCCATTTTGCAGTTTTACTTTCTCCAACTTTCCATTCTTTTCTTTTTAAGAAATCATAAAACTTATCATAGATAAAATAAACTTTATCTTGTTTAATCATTGGATTACCTGATTGAAAAGATGCGTGAGTATTTGCTGGTGTTTTAATATGTTCTTTAATATACTTATACAATTTTTCTTTATTAGAAGTACCTGCCGGTGCCTTCTGTTCTTCTACACTTGCTAATAGTCCTGCAACAATTGGTTCAAAATCTTTATCTTTTAATTTTGGTAAAAATGTATTAGCCTGTTTGGCAATTTGTTTTCTCAATAATCTCATTTCCATAACATCATCAATGTTTTTTAAATGAATCTGTATGGATCTTTCATCTCCATTCTTATCTCTAATCGTTACGGTAACATCGTATTCTGGTTCTTCGTAGTTAATTTTAACTAGACTTGTAAGTTCTGGCCATTGTATAATCTTGTCCGATTTTTTACCAAATTTTCTTTTGTAACAAAGTTCTTCCATACAAAAACCTTCACTCTTAAATTCTTCACAGACATATCCAGTTTCTTTACCTTCCCAACTTTTTATTTTTGCAGCAACCTTTTGATCAGTCCACTTTAAATCATTAATAAAATAAGAACCTTTTGCAAGTTGAACTTTTTCCTGCCAATCACTATGTTTCTTTTTTGCAAAAACCATGTACTGATACAAGAAACGATCTCTGTAATCGTCTAATTTATTTTTAGATAATATTTGTAAACATGGTGGACCATCTTCAAACTCTTCATTACCTCCAACTAATTCTTTGTTAGTTAGGTTAACCATAAAATCTTTTAATTGTTTTTCTGTTTGTTGATTAAATTCTATAACTTGTAAGTATTGTTCAAATGAAAACTCTTCTCCAGTCATTGGATTGATTGCAATTCTTTCTTTTTTTCCAAAGTATGGAAGATTGATAAAGTTACCAACCGATGTTTCTACATTTGTTTGCTTTGGAAAGATCTCAGTTTTGTTAGTAAGTTTCAAAGTGTATAACAAACCTTTTAAGAATTGTTTTACAAACACCGCTGATGTTGGTTCTTTTAAATGTAAGTATAAATGAAAACCACCTGACTTTGATTTGACAGGTATTAAAGGTATTTTATTATCTGTAATAAGTTTTAAAAATTTTTGTTTATCAAAATTTTTATAATGATCTACATCAATTGCTGCAAAGATAACCTTACCATCTTCTCTACATGGTTGCACACCAATAGATATCTTACCTTCTAAGTGATCTAAATATTCTTGATCGGTAATTGGTTTACCTGACCATCCATAATCTCGTGTTGGTATTTCTAATTTGCCAGTTTCTGAATTTACTTTTGCATTGGTTAAATCACAAAAACCATAATTTCTTTCTAATCCACGAAAGAACTCCCTAAATTTATTCTGCATTGCGCCTTTCTGTGGGGGCCTTGCGGCCCCCAATTTGATTACATATGATCGTCAGTTTTAGCTGAGTTGCTATCGCTGCCATGTTTTACTTGTATGTCTCCTTTAGAAACACTTTCATAAAACTTTTTAGCTTGTTGATATAGTGAAGTATCTTCTACCATTCCAACTTTCGCAATATCCCAACCAAACCAAGTACCTTTATCATTTGATTGCTGCACACTTCTTAAATTATAAATGTGGCTGAAAGATGCCGGTGTAAATAAACCGTTCTTTCCTTTTAGCTTGATGCTTTGCATCATACTATTCCACTTTCTACTAACTTTAAGTTGTGTAGACTTCATCGCAATTAATGCAGT